AGAAGATACTGAAATCTCATCTAGGTTTAGAGTCTTAAGGGGCGTAAAGAAAGTGAAGTATGCAGTTCCGCTAACTAAGGTTGCAGTCTGGTTATCCCAACGAGGGGCCACATCTATGGCTGCAGTTGGCATTCCCAGAGCACCTAAAGCATGTTCTACCAATGCAACAGTTCCAGTAGCATCTTGAACTGTTACTGTTCTATCTACAGTTGGGTCAGTAAAGGTTAAGGTTGTCTCAAAGGCATCTGCGGTTGCACCCTCTACAACGATGCTTCCATCATTAAGAGTTAAACCAGTAAGAACAGGGCTGCTTAGTGTTAGGCCAGAAACAGAAGTTGTTGTTCCGCCTAGTGTTAATGTGCTAGAACCAAGAGTAAGAGTGGAGTTAGCCAACTTAGCGTTAGTTACGTTAGCATCAACAATCTTTGCTGTAGTGACTGTTCCATCTGTAGGTGTGCGGGTATTTGTAAGACGGGTGTCTGTTCCGTAAACCACTTCTGTAGCAGAAGCGTCACCAGATGCCGGTACGTTTTTTACGGCAGATGTTCCAAGACCAGTGACCTGAGTATTAGCAATAGAAAGTAGAGTTTGGTCAATGCCAATATTTGCGGCAGTTGATGTTCCAGAGTTAGTAATTGGTCCTGTTACAGAGATAACTCCTGATGGGCCTGTAACTGTGCTGTTAGCACCAGTAGCACCAGTAGCACCCGTTGGTCCAGTAGCACCAGTCGGTCCAGTTACTGTGCTGTTAGCACCAGTAGCACCAGTTGCACCAGTTGGTCCTGTTGGACCATCAGCACCGGTTGGACCAGTTACTGTGCTTGCAGCACCAGTAGCACCAGTCGGACCTGTTGGTCCTGTTGGACCAGTCGGTCCAGTTGGTCCAGTTGCGCCAATAGGTAAAACTAAATTTAATGTTTGGGTTGGTGCAGTTCCAGATATAGATGCGCCTGCGCTTGCACCACTTGATATAGAACCAATGCTTAATGAATTAGCAGCACCAGTTGGTCCAGTTGGACCAGAAGAATAAGGAAGAGAGTTCCAAACTGTAGCTCCAGTACCTACTTTAAACTTTCCAGTATCGTACTCGTAACCTACTTCACCTTGTGAAAGAGTAGGGTTGGTGCTAGTCCATGTAGCAGCAAGGTCACGTCTAAATTGAACACGAACAGCCATTACGACTCCTTAACCATTAACGTCTCCGCAATCAATAATTGCTTGCCCACCGTATATTGTATTGGCTGTGCCACCATCAATATTTGTAAACACTGGACCAGTTGGTCCTGTAGAACCAGTAGGTCCTGTCGGTCCAGTAGGACCTGTTACTCCTTGTGCACCTGTAGGTCCAGTTGAACCTGTTGGACCTGTTACGCCTTGAATACCTTGTGAACCGGTCGGACCAGTTACTGATGGGCCAGTTGGGCCAGTTGGACCTACGGGTCCTTGTGCAACGCTAATTCTCCATACTGAGCCATCCCAGTACCACAGCTGGTCGCCAGCAGAAAACAGTTGGTTTAAGGTAGGGGAGTTGGGAAAATCGATTGGCATACTAGATATTGTAATGGGTAGTGCTTAAAATATAATGCTAAGATACGGCCTGTGAGACAGGGACGGGATATACCTACTACAAAGCATCCTACAACCTTGACCATATATACAAGATGTCCAGAAAAATGGGTATTGGTAGACACCGAGACTGGCCATATTTACAAAGGTAACCAAGGTGGTTATTGGGATAGGCTAGACCCAGTTATTAAGGAGGAGCAATAAATGGCTGCACAAGTAAACGGATTTTTTCCAGGAGAGCTTTTACCAACAACCACTTTAGGCGGTTGTATTGATATTTTTGAGGGTGCGTGGCCTAACCCAAAAGAAACAATTGAGGCTATGGAAAAAGAATGCAACACTTTAGACTCTGGCGCAAGATGGGAAAGAGCTGGAACTATTGGTGCTGGAGTAAATCAAAATAAACGAACCAATTATTTAGTTACAGTTACCGAAACGGCATTAAAGTCAAATAGCGTTGTTGCTCAAAATATACATAATCAAATGTACATGATGCTTTTAGCTGCAACAGTCCCGTATGCACAAAAACATGATATTGACCAAATGTTTCACGAGGGTTACAACATGCTCCGTTATAGTGGTGGGCAAGAATATAAGGCACATGCTGATGGCACAACGGCAACTGGTAGGGCTATATCAGCAATCGTTTACTTAAACGATGAGTATGAAGGCGGAGAAGTTGAGTTTGTTAACTTTGGTGTTAAGATTAAACCCAAGCCTGGAATGTTATTGTTGTTTCCTTCAACCTACCCATACACCCATATTGCACATCCAGTTACCTCTGGAACAAAATATGCAATAGTTACTTGGATTCATGACCGTCCTTTATGAAAACTAATAAAATTGTTATCGTTGGTGGGGGTTCAGCTGGATGGATGACAGCCGCTACTTTAATCAAAGCATTTCCAGACAAAGATATTACCCTTGTTGAGGCAAAAGATTTTCCGACCGTAGGTGTGGGTGAGTCTACTATTGGTGGCATACGTACGTGGACTAGGTATATAGGTTTAGATGAACCCACGTTTTTTCCAGAGACTGACGCATCCCTTAAATTAAGTATTAAATTTACGGATTTTTATAAAAAAAACGGTGGTGCTTTTCACTACCCATTTGGTAAAGCCCTTGTTGATGGAGACCGTAATCCGTTCTTTGATTGGCAATTAAAGAAGTACTACTACCCAGATACCCCTATTGAAGATTTTGTTCAATGCATTTTCCCCGGAGCAACTTTATTTGAAAATAACAAGTTTTCTTTAAACGACCTGGGCGAGTTTGATAACTTTGACGCAGGAGATGATGTTGCCTACCACTTTGACGCCACCAAGTTTGGAAATTGGCTTAAAAACTACTATTGCCTACCTAATGGGGTTAAGCACATTTTTGGCACAGTTTCAGAAGCACCTACAGATAAATCTGGCATTAAGCATCTAGTTTTAGATAACGGCAACATTATTACCGCCGATTTGTTTATTGATTGCACTGGTTTTAAGAGCTTTCTTTTAGCGGGAGCTTTAAAAGAACCTTTTAACTCTTTAGAGGAAATGCTTCCAAACAACCGTGCTTGGGCAACTCGTCTTGAATACGAAGACAAAGAAATTGAACTTGAAGGGTTTACCAACTGTACCGCTATTGAAAACGGCTGGTGTTGGAATATTCCGTTGTGGTCTCGTTTAGGTACTGGGTATGTATATTCAGACAAATTTGTATCTCCAGAGGATGCAAAAGAAGAGTTTAAAAACTATTTAATGTCCGACAAAATGCTTATTCCACGTACTCGTGAACAGGTAGATAAGCTAGAGTTTAGAGATATTAAAATGCGTGTTGGTATCCATGAGCGCACTTTTGTTAAAAACGTTGCAGCAATTGGTCTTTCAGCTGGGTTTATTGAACCCCTTGAAAGTAATGGATTGTTTAGCGTCCACGAGTTTTTATTTAAATTAGTGGACATTTTACAGCGTGGAGACATTTCTCAGTTTGATAGAGACATGTATAACGTAAGTGTTACTGATTTGTTTAACGGTTTTTCTAAATTTGTGGCGCTTCATTATGCTTTATCGCATCGTGATGACACGGAGTACTGGAGAGCCCTTAATGATAGAGAATTTAAAGACACGGTTTCAAATGACCCGTATACCCCGTATGCAACAAAATCTGGGGCGTTTTACAATATGGTGCATCGGTATATGGAAGAGTGGGGACATCCTTACGGTATAGGTGGAATTACGTATATTGCCACGGGTATGAACGTTAGGATGATAAACGACGCTAGGATTGCAAATATGTCTTTTAGGTATAAACGAGACTATCTTGCGGAAATTAATGCTGTTGATAAAATTTGGGATACTAAAAAAGCACGTTGGGCTAAGGCCGCAGAATCTGCTCCAACGCTTAAACAGTTCTTAGAGGATAAGTTTTATGGCAAAAATTAAAACTGATTGGGCTGTGGCGCTATTTAATATGCGTCACAAATCCTACTGGAATCGCCCTAATACGGTTGAATTCTTTGCTTTTATGATGAAGCTTGCCATTATCTTTCCAGGACTAATTTTTGGAAAACAATGGTGGTGGCTTTATATCTTTGCTTTACTCTCAAGTTTATCTTTAGTATGGTCTTCTACAAAAAAGACTTTGCCTACAATTATTTTATTTAATATTGGGTGGTCTATTTTAGCTACTACAGCAATATTAAAGTATTGGTTTTAGGTTCTTCGTAAAGCCACATATCTTCGGGCTCTACCCAATGTTTAAATTTAATTAAATTAATTCCCAGCTCTTTGGCTCTTTTATCTACTTTTTTACTTGCATTTGGCCCATAGTACGTTTCTAATCCATGACCTTTTGACTCAGCCAACCAACCCGCTCTAATTAAATAAAATTCTGCGTACGGAGACCATGCAGCGTAAACACCACAACTTCCACCTTGATGGTATAAAACTTCCCAAATGTCAATATCTTCTATTTTAAGTTCTCGAGAATAGTCCCAGTCAACTTTTGGAGGAAAAATTACAGTATCTGAATCCATCCAATTTGGGTCGAAATGCTCTCCGCCGTCAACTAAAATATTTGCAGTTGTTTTAAAAAAAGGCATATTACGTAATGTATCTAACTACAACTATCCCAGCAGCGCCAGCGCCAGTAGTTTCGGGGCTATTGGTGTAGAAAGCACCACCTCCACCGCTACCGCTGTTAGCTCGTTGAGCGGGTTGACCATTAGGAGCGGATATACCAATAGCAGAGTTGTCAGTGCTTCCGCCGTATCCCGCACCATACAAAGCTTGCGAACCAGAAGCTAAAGTTGTTGTGTATGAACTAGTAAATCCGCCTGAGTGAGAACCTCCGCCACCTCCGCCAGCGTAACCAACAGACGAACCTGTGATTGTTGAAACAAGTCCATTTCCGCCCTGTCTTCCAAATCCTGCTGCGCCAGCTCCACCACCACCGCCACCAGTGTGAGTTCCAGTTCCTGGTCCGCTAGAGGCATTGCCTCCAGATATACCAATGTTTCCAGCATTAATTGAGCTTCCTGTATTTGGTTGCCCCGATTGTGTAGAGGGGCCCGGGCTACCACCAGATGGTGATGTTCCGCCTCCTCCTGAACCACCAGAACCCCCATCGCCATCGGACCAACCTCCGCCAGAGCCGCCTCCTAAAGCAGTCCAACCAAAAGCAGATGAATTACTACCCGTATTTCCTCTAGGACCATGAGATGTTGGCCCCACAGAGGGCGCGCCTCCGCCTACGTTAATTGTATTACTTCCAGAGGGTACGCCAACTACGCCAGAGACATATCCTCCAGCTCCGCCTCCACCGCCAATTGTTCCTCCAGAGCCTCCTCCACCAATTACGAGTACCTCTACATAAGCGTTAGTTCCACCAACGCCAGTGTTGGCCACACCGTTACTGCGAATAGAGCCATTTCCTCCCGCAAACTCAGAAATAACTGCGCTAAATGTGCTACTTCCAACAGAAGTAAAAGTATGTATACGATAGCCGCCAGCTGTTGTAATTGTTCCCCCAGAAGATGAGGAACTAAGTTTTCCGTCACTTATAGGAAATGGTCTTTTTGTAAGACCTAGCGTTCCTCTTAGACTACTTACAAATGGCATTTACTTCTCCTTAGAAGTTGAGGTTAGCTGACCCTAGTACTGTGTAAGCAGATGACCTACGAATTACAACATAGGTAAAGATATCAATTTTACCGTTTGATGATGTAGGGGTTGGGGTTACTCCAGCGGCATACTTAATTGTCGCAGCGTTTCCATTAATTGTCATTGTTGTAGGAACATAACCAGTAGAGCCTTGAGTAACTAGTACGTTAATAGTAAATGCTCTACCGTCTACTGTTGGGGCGTTTGTAATATTAAACGTCATTGCTGCAGAAGGAGTGCTTGTTGTGAAGAAGATGTTACCAACAGAGTAATCAAGGGTAGCTGCGTTAGAAGATAGTGCTACATCTACAACATCTTCAACCATTTCCTGAATACGAACTCCACCAGTAAAGGTTGGGGTTCCAGTAAATGATGGTGCTCCAGAGAATACTGGAGTACCAGAAAATGTTGGGTTACCAGAGAAGGTTGCATTTCCAGCAATAGTTCCACCAAATGATGATGCGCTTCCGCTAAGTGTTAAATCTTTAAGAGCGTTAGTTCCTGCTGTAGAAGTAATGCTAGTTAACGCTGTAATAGCATTAGCAGTTGCATCTCCTACTTTTACAGGAGCAAATGAGATTCCCGCGTTTGCAAAATCTACAGTAGTTGTAGGCTTTGCGGTATTTCCTTGGAATGCTTTCCACACACCATCGGATGCATCACGAGCAAAACCGGTATAGCGACGAGATTTGTTAACTGTAGCAGTTCCTGAAGCAGCGGCTGAAGTTACGTTTGTAGCTGTTACTGCATATGAGAATGTAGTTCCAGAGCCACCAATTGCGGTAATGATGTGAGTTCCATTAAATGTTCCATCAACGCTTGTTACAGTTACCATATCTCCAACGGTGTAGCCATGTGCTGTTGAAGTAGTAAGGGTTGCTACGTTAGATGTAAGGGCTTTGTTAGATACAGTTTTAACAATTGGTGTAACTGTTTCTGCGTACTCTCCAACAAGACCTAAATCTGTTACGTCATCTACGTTGTTAGTTCCTGCAAAAATCATAGGGGCGTCAACTGCAAGGTTTGCGGTAGATACTGTAGTTCCTGCTCCACCGAATGAAATAGTACCTACGATAGATACATCACCTTGTACGTTCATGTCACCTGAGATACCAACGCCACCGACTACAGTAAATGCACCAGTTGTAGGAGAGGTAGATGCTGTTGGAATTTCAATGTGAACGTTGACATCTGGAGTGATGCTCATCTGAGTGTTATCAGAGGCAAGACCACCGGCAGCAAATATAATCTTATTTTCTGTTCCGCTGTCTCCGGTAGCAAATACAAGGTTACCCGCACCTGTGGAGCCAACAGGAGCGGTCATAAAGATATAACCATCATTTGGTCCGGTAATTGTAAACTCTGGGTCATCAAAGGCTGAGGAAGTAATACCCATATCTATGTAACCAGAGAAATCTGTGCCGTTATCTGGATAAGCAATAAAGTCAGTAGATGAGTTTGTGCCATCTCCAGTATTTTGAATTACGAATTGAGCGTAATCATCATCTGCATCTATTGTTGTGAAGCCCATAAGGTTAGTAAACCCAGTTACTGCAGAGGCAGTACCGGAAGAGGCAGTAGATGAAATGTTTGCGTTGGTTACTGCAAATGTAAATGTAGTGGTTGTAGGTACTGCAATAATTTCCCAAGTACCATTAAATGGGGCTGCCGCTCCAGCAATAGTTACGAACTGGAATGGGCTAAAGCCGTGTGCTGCTGTAGTAGTCATGGTAGCTACGTTAGAGGTGATTGCTCTAAAGCTAAGGTTTTTAACGTTAGTTCCGTTAGCAAGAGCCACTGTTTTACCAGATGGACCAGAGAAAATCTTGTCGGTAACTTGTAGCTCAGAAACTGTAATATCTGATACCCAAGTAGCTTGTGTTCCATCGTTAGATAAAAATTTTCCGGTATTTCCAGTAAAGGATGGGAAAGTACCTGATGCTAGAAGGTCCCAATATGTTCCTACAGCAGGCAAGTTTCCTGTTGTATTAATTTTGGCAATCCAAGAAGACCCGGATGAAGAAACAATATCGTTTTTGTTATATGTGGTTAGGGCGTTATAAGTGCCCTTCCAAGCAATACCTTCAATAAGTTTTGTCCAGTAAACAGTATCTGTTGGGGCATTTGCAGTTGTATTAGCAATTGCTACATAAACAATACCGCCGTAGTTTACTACGTCACCTTTTTGATAGGCGGTTCCGTTATTGTACTCACCTTCAAATTGAAAACCTTCAACAAAGATTGCCCAAGTAGCTCCAGCTACTGGAGTAGTTCCAGTAGATGAGAGTAATGCAATGTATGCAGTTCCACCATAAGTTACAATATCATTTGGTTTGTATGTAGTTCCAGAGTTGTAAGCGCCCTTGTACTCAACGCCATAAATTAATAGGTCCCAATAAGTTGTGTTAGAAGGCAAGTTATTTGTAGTGTTAACTTTGGCGATGTATACGGCTCCGCCGTATTTAACTACGTCACCTTTTTGGTAAGCAGTGCTACCAGAATATGTGCCTTCGTATTGAATACCATCAACAAATACAGACCAATAAGCGGTTGCTGTAACTGGGTTTTGGTTTAAGTTTACTGATTGAACCGCGATATAAACTTTACCGCCGTAAGAAACAATCTGACCAAGTTCATATTCTTCCGCTGTATCCCAAGCTCCACGGTACTCTGTACCACTAACCATTATGGCCCAGAAGGCTGTGTTAGTTGGCAGGTTTCCTGTAGAAGCGCTGCTTAGCGTGTAAACATAGACGTTACCACCGTAGCGGACTACATCGTTGCGCTCGTACTCAGTAGCTGAGCTCCATGCTCCTTTAAAATCAAAGCGGAACTTACCCAAATCAAGAATTTGAGCCATTAGTAAACCTCCATAAGGATATGTCCAGTTGCATTGACGCTAAATCTGAGTGTGTTATTGCTCCACATCCAGTTCAAGTAATCAGTCGACTTGGTAGAAAAAGAATCACCTAGGGTAATTGCTGTTCCTCCCGCAATAATATCAATATATGCTTTACCTGTAAGTATATCTTGACGAGCCCCATAGAAGACTCTATCTACAATATTTTCTAAATCTGAAGTAGTAAGGGTGGCTTCTGAGGAACCGTCTATATTAACAAATACTGGATTTGGCACTATTTAACTCCCTCTTCTAGCCCTATGGTCAAGCTGATGACATCTTCAAAAGGGCAAGTAGCGTATATCTTATCTCCTGTTTGAAGAACTATTTCATTTGAAATCTTGTTGTACCCAATAGATACTGGGTTTCCATCTTCTCCGACTCGGGTATCTCCAGATACTAAAGGCAGGACTAGGTAAGCGGTTTTTAAAACGCGGGTCTTATTTACTAAAAACTTGGTAATGGTTCCAGATACGTCTCGACCTACATATAGAGAGACAGGAAGGATTCCAGTATCTAGAGCGCCTGTTTGAACAGCCAATACTGAATTGATTTTAGTTTTAGATGTGGCTGTATAAATTACAGTTGCTGAGCCTGGAGCAGTGTCGGTTACTAAAAAGTTAATGCTTTTAGCAGTTCCCGCAGATACTGCGTCAACTGGATATGCGTACCCTGGCATCTATTCTCCTAAGCTGTCTGGTCTAAGCCTTGTAGGTAAAAGGCAACGCCAGAAGGTCCTGCAACCTTTACAACATCTGTCGGGTTTAACCCAAACCTAAATGTTTCATAACTATTATACGCAGGCACAGTTAAATTATATGCTATTAAACCATATCCCGTTTCCGAAGCTCCTGATGGAATTACATATACATAGATGTTTACATCTGTTGCGGTTGTATTTGTTGCAATTACGGATACTAAATAATAATCTGTAGAAGTAAATAGGGTAGTTCCAGAAGAACCGTATGCAACCGTCGAGGAAAGACGACCTACCGCTAAACGTTCAATTCCTGCCATTTATACTCCTAACCACCAAGATGTTCCAATGCTTCCTGCACTAGATGAGCCCGCAGGTCCTGTAGCACCTGTTGCTCCAATAGCTCCTGTAGGTCCAGTTACACCTTGTGGTCCTGTAGGACCAATTGGTGCTGCACCAGTCTCAACCCAGTATCCATCATAATAAATAAAAATTCCGCCTGTATTAGGGTCAAACCAAGCATCACCAGCGGCTGCACCTACTGGAGGTGTAGAACTTGAATACGCCCACGCACCAGTTGGACCTGTTGGTCCTGTAACTGTTGAAGCAGCACCTGTTGGTCCCGTTGGACCTGTTGGTCCTGTTACTGTGCTAGCAGCACCAGTTGCACCAGTAGCACCCGTTGCACCAATTAATCCTTGTGCACCTGTAGGACCAGTTACACCTTGCGGACCTGTTGGTCCTTCTACTGTACTAGCAGCACCTGTAGGACCTGTCGGTCCAGTAGAACCTTGCGGACCAGTAGGACCAGTTACTGTGCTAGCAGCACCAGTTGCACCAGTAGCACCCGTTGGTCCTGTTGGACCTACTTCACCAGTTGAACCTGTTGGACCTGTTGGTCCAATAACTGTGCTTGCTGCACCTGTTGGACCAGTAGGACCAGTTGGGCCAGTATTACCAGTAGGACCAGTTGGTCCTTCTACTGTGCTAGCTGCACCAGTTGGACCAGTCGGTCCAGTACTACCAGTTAATCCTGTAGCTCCTGTGGCACCAGTTGGTCCAGTAGCTCCCACATTTCCTTGAGCTCCAGTTGGTCCAGTTGCTCCTTGTAATCCTGTGCTTCCTGTAGGACCCGTAGGTCCAGTAACTGTACTTGCCGCACCTGTTGCTCCTGTCGGTCCTTGTGTACCTTGTGGACCTGTTGGTCCTTGAATATTTCCAACGTTTTCCCAAACATCATTTGCTTGGTCCCATACATAAAGACTTCCATTTACAAGATAACCTTCACCAGCATTACCATTTGGCTGTGCAGCATTAAGTGCCGCTTCACTGTTATAAGAACCTAATATATTTACGCCAACACCAGCAGGTCCTGTTGGACCAGTTACACCAGGGGTACCAGTAGCACCAGTTGCACCTGTGGTACCTGGTGGGCCTAGTGGACCTGTAGGTCCAGTAAAACCTCGAGGACCAGTAGGGCCAGTTGCACCTGTTGCTCCAGTAGGGCCTGTAGAGCCAACAGGACCAGCAACGGAAGATGCGCTACCTGCAGGACCTGTTGGTCCGGTAGCGCCAGTTGGTCCTTGTGAACCAGTTGTACCAGTAGAAACAGTTACTTGAACAGGAGTTTGTGGTGTGACAATAATTTCATCAGGCATCAGTCAGTAACTTCTCTTTCGCAGAATATTTGTCCGCGAATATATGTCTGTTCAAAGGTTGCATCACTTATTGAAGTAGCTTGTAAATCCCAGAACGCTCTAACAGGGATAACTTGAGTCTGTGCTTTTGTTAAAGCAAGTCTTAATTTCTTAGTTGGGGCGTCTTCAACTGTGATTGTAAATGTAGCCCACAGTGATGGAGAGCTAGGATATGTTCTAATTTGTGCTTTAAATACTAAATCATTAAAATTAGTGTTGTCTGGAAAATCAAATATTCCATACCAAGAGTCACCCTGCTGAAGGATGATGTCATAAATTCCAGCTGTGCTTGGAAGAGGCGTTCTGCCAGTCATGTCGTTTGGAAGGTATACACGCTCTGGACGACGTGAGTCATCGATTTCTTGAGGCATGAATATCGGAACAAGTTTGTTAGTAGTTCTACTTACTCGACGTAGAGTAGCAACCTCAATACGGTGAATTCCTATGTTTAGAGCAGCGCATAGCATTTTGTATTGTTCCATGCGTTGTTGTATAAGATTTGTAAGCTGATGGTATCTCTCAGAACGCGGGATGGTCACGCCGTCTGGGGCAAAGATGTTGATGTCAAAAGCAGCGTCTGTGGCCAATGTGTATAGGCCTTCTATCGATGACAAGATGGTTACTGGGTATACCTCAACCTCGGGAAGCATGCCAATAGTCATGGCTCTTCCATAGCTATCTGTTCTATTGAAAGTGTGTTGAGTTACTGCAGTATTAACAAAATAGGTAATTTCTGAATCTGAAAAGTATCTAAATACGCTTCCTGTTACATTTATAACTGCGTTAAGCGCAGGAGCTGTTACGAAGTGAATAACTCCGTGTTGAGCTTCAATAGTAAAGTGAGTTGGGTTAGCTCTAGCAACACCGTTTACGGTCACTAATAGTGTTGACGTATCAACGGGCTTGACTCCAAGAACAAAATCTACGGTACTTCCGTCACCTGTGAAAGTCTTCGTGAATTGTTTGGGTTGGTCGCCAAGCTCCATACGGACCTTTGATACAAAGTCTGCAAGAGTTGCCACATTTACTCCTTATTCACGCGTAACAGGCTACTCTAATGGTGCCGTGTAGCAGGTTTAAAAACTGGTTAAACGAAACAGCGGGCTATAAATAGCGCCCGCTGCCCCGCCTAATCGTGCGTTTAGAGAATCTGAGCCACGTATCCTTTTTCCTGAAGGTGAGCTGCAACGTCTTTAGTAACAGAATATTTGTTACCAACCTTAAACGTATAACTAGTTCCTGCACCTAAAGTCATGTTTTCAATATCATCTGTAACACGGATAACTACTGTGTCGTTTCCACTTGCCCCAGTTGTTTTAACTTCATCAACTACGATAGTGGTTAGACGGTTTGGCTGTGTTGCGTCGATTACTTCGTTCTCTGCTTTGAACTGCGCTTCCGCAGTAGCTAGAGACATTTCACCTGCACGCTTTGATTGCTCTTCAGCAAATTCTTTAGCAAGGGCTTCTCGCTGACGTCCTGTGTAATCAGTCGCCTTCGGTCTATTATTAGCCACGTTATATCCTCCGATTTAGTATCTGTTGTTTGTGGTTGGGGGCGGGTTTTTAAGCCCGCCCCCTAACTTTTTAAATTAGTTGGTTTCTGCAATAACTACAGCCTGGTCAGTAATTAGACCAAGACCGAAGATTGAGTACCAAGCAAGTGCATGCTCACGACCGAAGTCAAGAATACCGCCATCGCGGAGTTCAACTGGAAGTGAGATTGCGTGACCGAATGCGTTATCTCCAATGAAGATAGAGTCATAGCGGTCTGAACCACCGTTACCGGTGAATTCAGCTGGTGAAATATATCCGCCGCCTGCTGTAACTGTTGGAGTTGTAGCAGTATCGGCTGAGTAAGAAGTACCAGCACCACCAGCGACCTTGCGGACCTGTGTGGTTTCGATGAATACGCAGTCGTATAGACGTCCGATTTCACCAAGCATGAAGTTTCCAGGAGCGGCGTACTTCGTTACTTCGATGAACTCAGGAACGTCACGTAGACGACGTGATTGGTGAGGGTGAACGAATGCCACATAGGTCTCACCTAAGCGTGGAATGTTCTTTGTTGACAAGGTCTCAACTGCATCCTTGACTACGTGAGGAGTCATGTTGAATGCACCGGTCATGCTTGCACGAGTTGTGCCTACAGTTCCGTAGCCGTACCAGTCATTTGCAGCTGAAAGACTTGAACGGTCTTCGCCGTAAATCTTGGATGTTGCTGAGTAGAGTGTGTCGCGGCTCAACTTATCAAGATAAAGAGCCATGTTGCGTCCTAGAAGACGTGAAGCAGAAGCCATAACGTCATCGAAAGAAGCATTAAGTAGTAGCTCAGAAACTGCAAGAGCATAACCATGCTCAGATACAGTGATTGAGAACTGTTGCGCTGTTAGCGCATTTGTCTGCATACGTACACCTTCGACAAGTGCGTTAGCAAAGCCGAGGTTGTTGTAACGTAGGAAGTTGATTTGAAGACCAGGTGCAACACCAAGTTCAGTCTTCTTGACTGCGAATTGCTCAAAGCGAAGGATTGGCATAGCCTGGAAAAGGATTTCCTTTGACCAGATTTGCTGAATCGCTTGAGTCAACTGTGTGTTAGTACCTGAATAGGCTGTTGGGGCTGCGGCTAGATTGCCGGTACCCGTAATACCAGATGCCATTTAGTTTTACTCCTTAGTTGGAATTTGGATTTGGGGGTTTAGCCGAACAATCCCGAGCCTTTGCCTTGAGCTTTTGGACTCAAAAGGCGTTGGCGATATTTTGCGTATTCGTTCATCGGCATAGCTGATATCTCATCAGCTGTAAAGTTACGTTGCTCCGAATTAATGTCCAGTGGTCCGGTTGGAGGCGCTGTTACACGACTTCCAGTCATTTCTTTGCGAGCCGACTGCATAGCCTGCTGCGCAGATTCTAAAATACGAGTTGAACGGTCTTTTAGACTTTCAATACTCGTGTTAATCTCGTCTTGGGTGTTACCTGTGACGAGGTCCAAAAGTTCAGGAATGATTGCTTCCCGTTCTTCCTCCAGACGTTGCTGGCGGAAATTTTGAAT